GATCAAGGTCTTCTTCCTTGAGCCGACCGACCGCTACCGGCTCGCGCTCCGCCGCTACGCCAGACGCGATGATCATCCTTGCGCGGGGTCGCACGGCTATCACAATGCGATGACTCCAATCGGTGAACGCGCTGGCAATGAGCCGACCACCTGCGATGGAGACCATCCGCACGACGATCCCCGATGGCCGACGCAGTGTGAATGCGGATATGTCTTCGCCGACGAGGACAACTGGCAGCTGTTCACGGATCGCATCTATCGCCGCGCCGACACGGGCGAGGAGATGGCTCTACGCGATGCTCCTCCAGGCGCAGTCTGGAACGCCAGCTGGTTCGTCGAGGGGCGAGAGGATTCGATCTGGGCCGGTCCGGACGGCCGATGCCTTGTCGCGCGCTGCCCCGATGGCCATGACTGGATGATCGATAGCCGAGCCAGCAACTGCACGATGCCAGACGACACCGTTCATAAGTGCTGGGTCAGGCACGGACGTCCTGAAGATGGGACGCTGCACGTCGACAAGGACGGCGTGACCTGCGCTGCCGGCGCAGGCTCAATCGACACCGGAACCTGGCACGGCTTCCTGCATAACGGCCATTTCACGCTGGCCTGATCAACGAGACGCGCTGGGTTCCCTGTTCCCAGCGTCGCCCGACGCGGCGCCCCTCGACGTCGCGTCGGGCATCAACTTCTGCCGACCTCCCGCTGGAAAGACGCGGTCAAGCGAGGATCGGCGAGGAGGGCGAGAGCTGGAGACTTGCCGGCGATGACCGCCCTCCGTGACTTAGGAGCCCACAATGGCACGGAGAGCAGACCCGCCCGCCGTGCAGCGGGCAAAGGGCAACCCTGGCCGCCGCAAAAGCGCGGTGGCCAAGCGAGAGGAGGAGATCGCAAGGGTCGCTGAGATTCTCGGTTCGGCGCCAGCTGATGGCAGCGACCCGAACGCACCACCGGCAATGATCGACCGCGGTCCGATGTTCGCGGCCGCTATTGCAGTGTGGAAGATGATGGCGCCTCGGCTGTCACCGACCCATCGGTTGCGCGAGCATCACCGCCCGCTGTTTGCGATGTTCTGCGTCTATTACGCTGAATGGGTCCTCGCCAACGAGGACGTCGTTAAGAACGGCGCCACGCAGAGCGTCGCCACGGTCGCTGGCGGGAAGATGGAGCGCATCCGTCCTATCGTGAAGATTCGCGATACGGCGTTCGATCAGGTGCTCAAGCTGTCGGCCAGGTTCGGCCTGACTCCGAGCGACGAATATGATCTGTTCCGGTCGCAGCAGATCGCCGCGGCGCTCAACCCCGGCCTGTTCGATCAGGGCGGACCACGCCGCTCGACCGATAGCGACCGCGAGGCAGAGCCGAGCGCGCCGTCATCGCTGGTCGGCGCCGGTAAGGGCATGGACTCGCCGCCACCCACACAGATCAACTGATGGCGAAGCAAAAGACCGGGACCAAGCGGCGCAACCCGCTCCCCGGTTTGCCAGGCGGCAAGCCGTTCGGTTCCCTTCCCGACTGGCTTGCCGCCGTTGCTGATGATCCGGCCTATGGCTGGGCGATTACCGCCTGGCGCCGAGCGGAGGCGACCGAGGGAGGCTGGTTCGACGAAGCCAAGGCGGACCGCATGGTCGCCCTGTGGCCGACCATCTTCCACCTGACTGACGACCGCTTCGCCGGCAAGCCGTTCCGGCTCAACAAATGGCAGGACATCATTGTCCGCCTGCTGGTGGGCTGGAAGGTTCCGGTTCAGGTCATCGACCCGGATAGCGGCAAGGATATCACCGTCTGGGTTCGGCTGTTCCGCACCTTGCGGTTGTGGATCCCGCGCAAAAACGGCAAGTCCGAGTTCCTTGCAGCGCTCGCGCTGATGTTCTGGGTCCTCGAAGGCGTGGTCGGAGGTCAGGGCTACGTCTTCGCCCGCGACGAAGATCAGGCAACCCTGCCGTTCAACAAGATGAAGGCGATGGTCGGTTACAACGACCAGCTCGCCAGAGACATCCAGCCCTACAAGGACTCGCTCTACCTCAAGCCGAACGCCGCGGCGTTCACGCTGCTGACCGGCGCAGAGGAAGGAAAGCACGGCAAAGGCCCGATCGTCATCGTCGGCGATGAGATGCACGAATGGCGCAGCCGCAAGATCGAGAACGATCTTCGGCAGGGGACCGGAACGCGTCTTGAGCCGATCGAGCTTTACGCCTCCACCGCGGGCCTCAAGACTAACGCCACTGGCGTCGAGCTGTGGGACGAGAGCCTAGCCATCCTCGAAGGCAGGGCGGACGACCCGACCACTCTGGTCGTGGTGTTTGCCGCGGGCGACGAGGACGACTGGGAAGACGAAGAGGTCTGGAAAAAGGCCAATCCGTCGCTCGGCCTGTCGCCGACGCTGCCGTTTCTCCGCCGCGAGGCGGCGCTGGCCAAGGGCAATCCGCGCAAGACCGCGACGTTCAAATGCTACCACCTCAACCAGTGGGTCGAGTCGACGGAGCGCTGGCTGCCGATCAAGAAGTGGGACGCCTGCTCGCCAGACAAGGAGGCGTGGAAGCAGGTTCACGATGAGATGGCAGGGCGCCCATGTTATATCGCCTTCGACGTCTCTTCGACGCGCGACATTACGGCCAAGATCGCGGTGTTTCCGCCGCAGGAGGCCGAGGAGCGGTGGCGCCTAGCGTGCCGCTTCTGGGTCCCCGAGGAAACACTGGCGGACCGGATCCGCCAGAATCCGCGGGTCCCGTTTGGCAAGTGGATCGCGGATGGGGCGCTGCATACGACGCCAGGCGACTTCGTCGATCAGGGGTTCGTCCAGCAGGCGGTGCTCGACGACTTCGAGAGTTATGACGTCCTCGGCATCGGCTACGATCCGTGGAACGCCGGCAAACTGATCGCCGACCTGCAGAAGCATGGCATCGACCCCGAGCTGTTTGTCCTGATCCGTCAGGGCATCATGAGCATGGGGGAGCCGTCGAAGCACTTCGAGCGGCTCGTGTTTGCCGAGCAGCTCGATCACGGCGGCCATCCGGTCCTGCGATGGATGGCCGGAAATGTGACGATCCGGTTCGACGAGAACCTCAATTTCATGCCGGCCAAAAAGCGGTCGGCCGAGAAGATCGACGGCATCGTTGCCGGAGTGATGGGAGTCGGCGTGGCAATGGCCGCGACCGAGGAGCAATCGGTCTACGAAGGCCGCGGCATTGTGGTCCTCTAGGAGTTAGGGATGGGATTCTTCGACCGTTTCCGCTCCAGCGCTCCTGTGCGCCCTGCGGCGACATATCAAAGCCCTGGCGGCGGGACTCTGATCGTCGGTCCCGATCAGATCGAAGAGGCGCTGCGAGACGGAAGCCTGTCCGAGGCCGGCATTGGAGTCACTCCGGACAGGGCGCTTCGCATTGGCGCGGTCTACGGTTGCGTCCGCCTGCTGTCGTCGCCGATCGCGACGCTACCGTTCGATATTAAGCGTCGGGTGGACGAGCGCATTCGCGAAGACGTCTCGGATCATTGGGCATATAGCCTTCTGCGCCGCCGCCCGAACCGCTGGCAGAAGCCACATCAGTTCAAGCGAATGATGCAGGCCCACGTCCTGCTCCGCGGCAACGCTTACGCCTACAAGGTCCGCGGCGTCGGCGACAGGGTTCAGGAATTGATCCCGCTTCACCCATCGCGAGTCGAAGTGAAACAGCTCGACGATTGGTCGATGCAGTATATCTGGACTCGCAAAAACGGATCGCGAGTCACGCTCACCCAAGACGAGGTTTTCCATCTCTACGGACTGACCCTCGATGGGATCACGGGCGTAACGCCGATCACCTATGCCCGCGAGACCATCGGAACATCGCTGGCAATGGACCGCCATATCGGAAAGGTGATGAAAAAGGGCGCCCGCGCATCTGGTGCGGTCGGGACCGACAAGTCCCTGAGCGACAAGGCGTTCGGGCACTTGAAGGAGAGTCTGGCAGAGTTTGCCGAGGGCGGCGACCAGGAAGGCGCCGTAATGATCCTCGAAGAGGGTCTGAAATACGAAAAAATCTCGATGTCGCCGTCCGACCTGCAGTGGATCGAGGCGCGCAAGCTCAGCCGCTCGGACGTTGCCATGTATTACGGCGTGCCGCCGTGGATGATCGGCGACAACAGCGGGTCGGACAGCAACTGGGGCACCGGGCTTGAGCTGAAGTCAAACGCATTCGTCGCTTACACGCTCGAAGATTATCTGACCATGTGGGAGGAGGCGGTCAACGCCGATCTGCTCGACAGCGATCCCAAGCTTTATGCGAGATTCAACCGCGCCGCGCTGGTTCGCGGCGATCTCAAGACCCGCGCCGATTATTACGCCAAGGCGCTGCAGTGGGGCTGGGAATGCCCCGACGATATTCGTGCGCTTGAGGACAAGAATCCGCGCGCAGACGGCAAGGGCGGCGACTTCTATCCGCCGCCGAACACATCGGGCAACGAGCCTGATGCGGCCACCTCGAACCCAGACGATCCGACCGGCAAGAACAAGGACTGACGCCCCATGACAACCAAGCAGCACCGCCTGCGGGTGATGGCGCACGCTCGCCCTGGCGCACTTCCCGTTCCGGCTTCGCGCGACGTCTGCGCGCTGACCAAGTCGAGCGTGCTCGACAAATGGGGCGACGAAGCTGCGGGCATCCGCGCATTGGAGCCTGGCGACAATGTCATCACGATGTTTGACATCATCGGCGAGGACTGGTGGACTGGCGGCGGAGTGACTGCAAAGAAAGTCGCATCGCAGCTGCGCGCCATCGGTGACCGTCCCGTTGAAGTCCACATCAATTCAGCAGGCGGCGACGTTTTCGAAGGCATCGCCATCTACAATGTCCTGCGCGAACACGGCCAGGATGTCACGGTCAAGGTC